AATCAGTCGAAACTACTTCTGGGCGAAAGATGCTATGGCACCTCCAGTAAAGTATGAACCTGACTCTGATGATTTGATCGCTATGGTTGATGTTGACTATTATGTTGACATGAACACGAGACTGCTTGAACATTTCGTACCGCATGTAATGTATACATTTCAACCCAACGCCGTATCACGCGACGAAGGGGAATACAAGTATACGTTCAATGCTCGGAACGAGGTGGTTTACACAGTCTCAGGTGGCGGTAGTTACAAACATCGTGTTTGGAATTGGGACGGTGATTCATTATCCGTAAAATCACTCTTTTGGGGTTATACATACAATGTGGCAACATATTGTGTGGAACGCCGAAGGATGGATGATGATCATCAGTTGGTTTTGTTATCACCATTACGACGATATAAAGGCTTCTTTATGTCATGGCTGGCGGAAAATTTCGCCCAGGCCAAGGCTTTGGAGAGGCTCGATGTCGTTGATGGTGATTTCTTGAGATTACAAATCAATGATCGTGATAGGTTGTGGGTTAGCACAGGCAAAGTAGGAGGATACACTCAGTGTAGAATCCCTGCCCGTGTTGACGATACCATAGCTTCAACGAAAGCCACATTGACCCAAAAGCTTACACTGGCAACAGTGAAAAGCAAGATGGAAGATAACGACCACTCTGGAGACACTAGTCACCAGGGTGCTGAGGTATTGTTGGAATATCATCGGACTGGATGGAAGAGACCCACGCAAGTGAGCACTCTACTGGACGGCCTGAGAAGATTTCAATGGATACCGCCTAACAAAGAAGCAGACTTTGATTCAAAACCCAGTATGGTGCCTTTTATGGGTCCTATTCTGGATGGAGGGTTTGTACCTGATGATTGCATTGGCAATGATATGAGAGCCGTTGAAGAACGAGTTCTCAAACTTAAACATCCTGACGGCGCTGTAGATAATTTTACTAGTCGCTGTATGGATGAATTTGTAGAATTGACATTGCAAGGGCTTATTCTGGAACCATACACCAACGACATGGTGTACGAGAAGCAGAATCGGCCTGCCCAAGTACGAATCCTAGATGAAGCACAACATACTTCCTCAACTCGCGTAGCCAAGAACTTTGTAAAGAAAGAGGCTTACGGGCGAGTAAATGATCCAAGAATGATCTCAACTATTAATGGTACTGACAAAATGGAATATTCTGCATTTATCTATGCATTGGCTGATAGGCTCAAGCTAATGCATTGGTATGCTTTCTCGAAGAGCCCTAGGGAACTTTCTGAAAGAGTTGCAGCCATTTGTGAGTTTGCTACTACTGTCGGTTTGACTGACTTTAGTCGCATGGATGGTAGAGTAGATGGTGTGGTGCGCGAATTTGAACGTCGACTAATGTTGGCCGGATTCGCGCGCAAGCACCATCATGCTTTATTTAAATTGATGAGAAATCAACATTCCCTACGGGGAGTTACCAGAAATGGGGTTAAATATGATACGGGATTGGGAAGATCGAGCGGCTCTGCCGAAACATCTTCCTTTAACACTGCTCTTGCCGCCTTTACATGCTATTGTGCATATAGGCGACAACGCAATGGTCACGGAAGACATTTTACACCTCAAGAAGCCTGGGACAACCTTGGATTGTATGGAGGAGATGATGGGCTCAGCGCCGATATAAACCCCGAATGCGCTGAAATTGCATCAAAGTGTGTAGGACAAAAGTTGGAAATAGATGTGATCCAACGCTCAGACATGGGCGTCACATTCTTAGCCAGACATTACGGGCCCGATGTTTGGTTTGGTGATTCGAATACTTGTTGTGATTTAAAACGACAACTTACGAAATTCCATTTAACTGTACACCTCCCTTCTAACGTCTCTTGCATTGAGAAGTTACAAGAGAAAGCGTACGCTTTCCATCTGACTGATTCTAACTCTCCTATAATAGGACCTTTTGTAAGAAAAGTCCTTACGTTGTTCCCGATGAAGAAACCATTCACTAATCGCATTGGCATGTGGAATGTTGAGGAAGATTTGAGTAAACAATATTTGAATGTTGCTGAGGATTGGATGACTGACTTGTTTGATAGACAGGTTAGCGAATTCGACCATGCAATGTTCAATGATTGGCTAGACACGGCTGACAAGGAGAATATCCTTAAGCCGCCTGAATTAGCACCATCAATGAAACCCAACCCTAAACCCGGCAAAGTGCTTGTGGATGATGACATCATCATTGTGCAACCTGTAGAGGAGAAAGAGTCCCCTAAGATTACAGCCCCGCCTTACGGCGGAAGTACGAAAATTAAGCGAGTCAGCGCGCAGCGCGTCGAGCGGAATGATATCAAAATCCAGTTCCGTCCGAGACTCCCTAAGAAACGTAGACCTTCACGAATTTCCAAATATGAGGAATAAAATTAATCATATGTTGCCACTCTAGATAAACTTAGAACCAACACGCATATACAGAATGTGAAAACTCAGG